TGGAGGCGTGCAGAGTATCAAAATTATGAAATTGGAAACTGTGGAGGATTTGAGATGACGGCGGGACGTCCACGTAAACCAATCGAACAGAAGCGAAAAACAGGTCGAACATCTAACACAGACTCAGGCGGACGCAAACTTCCGGACGTGACTAACGTGACCATTTTGCCAATGGCCGATGGAACACCGACTCCTCCAATAGATCTTGGTCTAGCAGGCCGCGAGCTTTGGGAAAAAGCCTGGGACCGAGCAATCACTTGGTTAAGTCCGACTAGCGACATCAAACAAGTTGAGCAAGCATGTAGAATTGCTGATGATCTTTCATTGGCTAGAACGATTTACAACACAACACGTGATTCACAAGACGGGCGGCTTGTAGTTGCGTTAAATAAGTCTTACTCAGATGCGCTAGCATCGCTTGGATTTACACCTGTTTCCCGCTCACAACTTGGTGTAGCGGAGGTAAAGCGTGTCTCAGCCCTCGAACAACTCATTGCAACCAAGCGAAACAAATAATTCTTGGCCGCCTAAATGGCTAACTCCTGTTTCAGAACCAGATCGTAAACGTGGAGATGGACAGTTATATGGTCAGTTTGCTGAAACTGTTTGCCGCGTAACCAAAGACTCCATCGCTTCTCCTGCTGGAGAGTTGATTAAATTAAGATCTTGGCAACATGAACTGATTGAACATGCACTTGCTCGCCAAGAAAATGGTCGCTTCAAGCATCGAGTTGCTTTGATCGGCATGGCTCGTAAAAATGGTAAGTCGGCTTTAGCTGCTGCCGTAGGTCTTGCAGGTTTAACTCTTGGCGGACAAGGTTCTGAAATTTATTCTTGTGCAGCTGATCGAGATCAAGCAAGAATCGTATTTGGCACCGCTAGACGAATGGTCGAACTAGACCCTGAACTATCAAAAATGTTTACTTTGTACCGAGATGCCATTGAGTACCGAGACACTGGATCAGTTTATAAGGTCCTTTCAGCTGAAGCATACACAAAAGAAGGTCTAAATCCTTCACCTCTTGTCATATTTGATGAGGTTCATGCTCAGCCAAACCGCGAACTTTGGGACGTAATGTCACTAGCAGGCGGCGCAAGAGAAGATTCTTTGCTACTTGGAATTACGACAGCCGGGGTAAAAACACAAACTGATGGTCAAGATTCACTGTGCTATTCGCTTTATCAGTACGGTCAAAGACTAGTCAAACAAGAAATAGAAGATCCGTCCTTCTTTTTTGCTTGGTGGGAACCTCAAAATACTGAAGGAGATCACCGAGATGAAAGCCAGTGGCGAGAATCAAATCCAGGGTACGGCGACATTGTTGACGCTGAAGATTTTAAGTCTGCCGTGCTCAGAACACCAGAAGCAGAGTTTAGAACCAAAAGAACTAACTGCTTTGTTTCAACGGCTACAGCGTGGCTTCCTACCGGAAGTTGGGAATCACTCATTGACTCGCAGCGAGTGCCAATGCAAGGTGAAGATGTCGTACTCGCATTCGATGGAGCATTTTCAAATGACTCCACAGCTCTCGTAGCATGGCTTTTAGGTGGAGAAAAACCACATTTAATGGTCGTCGGTCTATGGGAAAGACCATTGGACGCTGACAATTCGTGGCATGTACCTGTTGCAGAGGTTGAAAAGACAATAATTGAGACCTATAGAGACCCACGATTTAACGTAAAAGAAGTTGTTTTCGATCCTGCAAGATGGAACAGAACCTTTATGGTACTAGATGAAGAAGGTCTTCCTTGCGTATCGTATCCAAACTCGGCAGAACGAATGGTTCCTGCCACACAAAAGTTTTATGAAGCAGTAGTAAATCAATCCTTTACACACGATGGTGATGAAAGATTGGCACGACATGTTGCAAACTGCGTGACAAAACAATCAAGCCGTGGTGTCATGGTTGCAAAAGCATCAGCAAGACGTAAAGTCGATGCTGCTGTTGCTTCCATATTTGGTTATGACCGAGCAACTCAGCCAGCATTGCCACCAGAACCAGTAGTAAAATATTTCAGTATTCAAGTCTAAGGGGTTATCATGAAGAAACTAGATGTAGCACTAATTACAGAAATTCTAGGTATCGGATTGGTATCAATCGGGGTCGGAATGTTTTCCGTTCCACTTGCCTTCATTGTTGTAGGTGGATTTCTCATTTGGGCAACAGAAAAGGCTAACTAAATGACCGCAGGTATCTACAATACAACTATAGATCAAGGCTCGGTTTGGGACTTGACTATTGTGTATCAAGATTCAGACGGAGATCCTATTGATCTTACTAACTACACAGCAGCAATGCAACTACGTCAGAACTATAATTCTGAGCTGGCTGATTTAACTTTGACAACTGCTAATGGTGGATTAACTATCACACCATTGACTGGAACAATTCAAGTCAATGCAACTGCAGTTCAGACAGGTCTTTTAAGTGCAGGTTTTTATGTTTACGATCTTGAGTTGACATCTGGATCTAACGTTTCTCGTCTTATCCAAGGTCAAATTACAGTTGCAGAGCAGGTGACACGATAATGGCTAACAAAGTTGTCATCAATGAAACTACAAATGAAGTAATTGTTTCAGCTCCTGGTCCTCAAGGTTCTCAAGGTCCTACAGGACCAACTGGTCCTATCGGGCCAACAGGACCGCAAGGACCAATTGGAAATACAGGTCCTACAGGACCTACAGGATCCACTGGTCCAACTGGACCTACAGGATCTACTGGTCCAATTGGAGCGACTGGTCCAATTGGAGCGACAGGACCTACAGGATCAACAGGACCAACTGGTCCTACTGGATCAACTGGACCTCAAGGTATTCAAGGTGAAACAGGACCGACTGGATCAACCGGTCCTGTCGGACCAACAGGACCTCAAGGAATTCAAGGACCAATCGGAGCGACCGGTCCAACCGGTTCTACAGGACCGCAAGGAATTCAAGGAGACACTGGAGCGACTGGACCAACAGGTCCTGAAGGTGCAACAGGTCCAACAGGACCTCAAGGTGTTCAAGGTATCCAAGGCGAAATTGGTTTAACAGGAGCAACCGGCGCAACAGGTCCAACAGGGCCAGTCGGAGCAACAGGACCAACTGGACCTACAGGACCGCAGGGAATTGAAGGACCGACCGGCGTAACTGGACCAACAGGACCGACTGGCGCAACAGGACCGCAAGGAACTGGCGTACAAATTTTAGGATCTTATCCAACTTATGCAGCATTAGTTGCAGCGCATCCAACAGGAAACCCTGGCGATGCGTATATTGTAGGCGATGGAGATCTTTATGTTTGGTCTCCAAATACATCTACATGGGTAAATGTTGGAAATATTCAAGGACCCGAAGGACCAACAGGTGCGACAGGACCAATCGGCGCAACTGGACCAACAGGTCCGCAAGGCGAAGTTGGTCCGACAGGACCGATTGGTGCAACCGGACCGATTGGTGCAACAGGACCTCAAGGTGAAGCCGGTCCAACTGGAGCAACAGGTCCTCAAGGTATTCAAGGAATTCAAGGAGTACAAGGTGACACCGGCGCAACAGGTCCTACTGGTCCGCAAGGAGCTGTTGGTCCTACTGGCGCAACAGGTCCGCAAGGTCCGCAAGGAGATATTGGTCCAACTGGTGCTACTGGTCCTCAGGGAATTCAAGGCGATACCGGTGCGACAGGTGCAATTGGAGCAACTGGACCCACAGGACCTCAAGGAGAAGTAGGACCTACTGGTCCAACTGGACCAATTGGGGCCACTGGACCAATTGGGGCGACAGGATCTCAAGGAGAAACTGGACCTACTGGACCGACAGGACCAATTGGAGTAACAGGTCCAACAGGACCGCAAGGTCCGCAAGGAGATATTGGTCCAACTGGTGCAACTGGACCTGCTGGTGCAACAGGATCAACAGGACCTGAAGGACCAACTGGTCCTACAGGAGCAACTGGACCAAGCGGAGCGACTGGACCAACTGGTCCAATGCCAACAGGAGCAATAACTGGCGTTACTTCTATATCAACTCCAGACTTTATTGAGTTTGATACAACACCAACAACAAGTTCGGCAAACCCAGGTACCTTATTTTGGGATTCTGGAGATGCTGGTTTAGATCTTATTCTTAATGCAAATGTAACTACTAGAATTGGTCAAAATGAATTTATTCTAGCTACTAATCAATCAGGTTCTACAATTGCTAAAGGTTCTGTTGTTTATATCAATGGAGCTCAAGGATCTAAACCAACTTTAGCTCTTGCTAGTGCAAGTTCAGAAGCAACATCATCAAAGACATTTGGTTTTGCCGCCGAAGCAATAACTAACGGTTCTGACGGTTATGTTATAACTTTTGGAATTATTCGCGGTATCAATACATTTGGATTAACTGAAGGTGCAGCAGTTTGGTTATCTACGACTGCCGGAGCTTATACAACAACAATGCCAGTAGCACCAAACCATGCAGTATTTGTTGGCTATGTTGTAAAAGCAAATACTTCATCTGGTGAAATTCTTGTAAAGATCCAAAATGGATATGAATTACAAGAGTTACACAATGTTTTAATTACTAGTGTTGCAAATGGTCAAACACTTGTATACGATAGTTCAACAAGTCTTTGGAAAAATGCAACTCCATTAGGTGAACCTGTCGTGCAATACATTGACGGTGGATCTGCTAGTATCAGAACAGATATAATTTATGATGCAGAAACTTCTAGTACTACATCATGGACTTATACAATAGACGCGGGCGGATCTACAGTAACCTTCTAAATAAGCGAAAGCAGGAATCATGACAGCAAGAATGCAGCAACGCCGAGATACGGCAGCCAACTGGACTAGCGCAAATCCAACACTTGCAGCTGGTGAAATTGGCATTGAAACAGATACTTACAAAATGAAAGTAGGAACTGGTTCAACAGCTTGGACATCATTACCATATTCAGTTGATATTCCAAGTCAAACAGGTCAAGCAGGCAAGTATTTAAGCACAGATGGTACTTCAACATCATGGAGTACAGTTGCTGGAGATATTGAAGGCGTAACTGCAGGTACTGGTCTAAGTGGCGGAGGAACTAGTGGAACTGTAACCTTATCTATTGCTTCATCTCAATCAGATCTTGTGATTAAAGGTTTCGAAGAAGATGTAAATGTTGTTGCATCTGCTGCTACAGGTACAATTAACTTTGATGTTTCAACAGCTTCTGTTTGGTATTATACTTCAAATGCTACAGCTAACCATACTTTGAATTTCCGTTATAGTAGCGGTGCATCATTAGATTCTGTATTAGCAACAGGAGATGCAATTACACTTGTTTGGTTAAATACAAATGGAACTACAGCGTATTATCCAAACGTAATCCAAATCGATGGAAGTGCAGTAACTCCTAAAGTACCTGCAACAATTTCATCTGGTAATGCTTCAGCAATAGATGCTTACACTTTTACAATTATTAAAACTGCATCTGCAACTTTCACAGTGTTAGAAACACAAACTAAGTTTGCATAAGGGGAATTAAATGCCGCTTTTAGAATCACTTGCTGGAGCATCTGCTAGAGGTTATGGTTTTAGTATACCAAACGCTAGCAGCGTCTATGGACCGACTCCATTGATCTGGACGCAACTTGCATCAAATCAAACGAATATTGATATACAAAATATTCCACAGACATATGATAATTTGCGAGTTGTATTAGTTGCAAGAAATACTGCATCAAATTATTATACAGGTCATGGAATGCAAATAAATAATACTAATAGTACTATTTATACACGATATGCATTTGGAAATGATGAGCAAGGTTCTGAAGGAACATATTGGACTGGTAATTATGGTCAAATACAAGATGAATACCATTATTCACGAGGACAAAATACAAACTCAAATTATTATGGTACAAATATTTTAGACTTTTATAATTATACAAATACAAGTCAAACAAAAACTTATTTATCAACATACCATGATGCTGATAACGCAAATCCTGCTGGTTGGTTTAATGCTGGTTTTACACAGATCAATTCTGGAGATTGGGCTAGTACGGCTGCAATAAATCGACTTACTTTTTATGGTAATTTTCAAGCCGGAACTACAATTGCTGTTCTTGGCTATAAGAAAGGCGTGGGTTTATAATGTTTGGATATGGAACTCCTATTCATAGAGCTGAATTATCATCGGCTGCTACTGAAATAACTATTTCCAATATAAATCAAAACTACACGGACTTGTTTTTTATAGCAATGTTGAAATCAAGTTTCAGTACAGATACTGACTGGAACAATATGTGGTTTAATAATGATAAACAAGTAAGTAGTGGTAACTATAACCGTAATCTTTTTTATACAAATACAACTGCATTAAATGGTTCACGAAGCAATAGTTCACCATATCACTACGGTGAACAAATTGCAACGTCGCAAAGTGTATTTAATGCAAATGAGTTTAGCATAATTTTAGGTTATATTCCAAATTACTCTTCTTCATCCTATTATAAAACTCTTTCTTGGGAAGGCGGTAGACTAGGTAATTCTACTACCCAGTCATTTTCATGGAATGGTTCAGCAACCTGGTTAAATACTAATGCTATAACATCAATATCAATGGGAACCCAACGAGAAGTCAATTTAGTTGCAGGATCAATGTTTGAATTATATGGCGTTAAGAAAGTAGGTCAATAATGGCTAATACAGGACAACCAGTTCCAATTGCCAATTTAACATTGTCATCATCGCAAGCTTATGTACAATTTTCAAGTATACCACAAGGTTTTGCACATCTTTATTTAGAATATAAAGTGAGTTCAAGTAATACTACTGGAAATGTTGCAGTTTTAGTAAATTTTAATAATGACACAACTGGCAGCAATTATTCATATTGGACTGTTCAAGGTTTTGGATCTGCAGGCAATTCGGCATATGGAACTGCTGATTCATCCTTTTTTGGTTTATGTACAACCTCAACTAGTGCAGCAAATGCTTATGCGGCAAATACCGCCCATATTCCATTATATTCAGCAACAAATAAATACAAATCAAGTTATGTAGATGCTACAAGTGTAAATAATAGTAACGAGACAAAATTTTATGAGAAGACTTATAATTTGTGGAAAAGTACATCTGCAATAAATACAATTAAATTGACATGTGCCGTAGGTAATTTTATGTCCGGAAGTACTTTTACACTATATGGAGTAAATAACACAGTAACAAATGGATCAGGTACGGCAACAACCACACCTTAAGGAGATATAATGTCAGAAATTCTTACAAAACTTATAGTTGATGGATCAACAGGAATCGAAACAATAGTTCCATTGACAGAAGAAGAAATAGCAGAACGAAATGAAAGACAAGCAGCTGCAATAGCATTCAGAGAAGCACAAGAAGCAGAACGAATTGCTAAAGAACAATTAAAACAGAGTGCACAAGCAAAACTTGCAGCACTAGGTTTAACACCGGAAGAAATAGCAGCACTTTAATAAAAAGTCGGGGGACTAATGCGATTTCATGTAGTATCACTACCACACACTCAGGTAACAAAAGAATATACAAGTTGCGCTTTTACTGAAAAAGTTAGACGCTTTTGTATAATGATGAATAATCTAGGTCATGAAGTCTATCTTTATGCCGGTGAACAAAATGAAGCACCTGTAACAGAACACATTTCGTGTATATCTGAACATGTAAGATCTTATTCATTACAAGGTAAACACTACACAACAGGATCTTTTGATACCAAGTTGCCGCACTGGATGATATTCAATGACAATGTTAAAACTGAAATAGCAAAAAGAATTAAACCAAAAGACTTTATTTGTCTTATTGGCGGATATGCACACAAAGAAATAGCAGATGCTTTTCCAGATCATATGTCAGTTGAGTTCGGAATTGGCTACGGCGGGACATTTGCCAAATATAGAGTCTTTGAATCATATGCCTGGATGCATTCAATTTATGCAAGTTATACCAACCCAACAAAGGTTGATGGTAACTTCTTTGATGATGTAATTCCAGGTTATCTCGAGACAGATATGTTTCCAAAAGGATCAGGTTCTGGCGACTATTATTTCTATATTGGCAGAATGATTGAGCGAAAAGGTTTTAGAATTGCTCAAGAAGTTTGTGAACGCCTAGGCAAACGTTTGATTTTGGCAGGTCCAGGAGATGAACGAGGCACTGGTTATGGCGAGTTTATAGGCAATATTGGCCCTGAAGAACGAGCAGAACTTATGGGAAATGCAATTGCCTTATTTGCTCCTACAACCTACATTGAACCATTTGGAAACATTGTAGTAGAAGCACAAACTTGTGGCACTCCTACAATTACAACTGACTGGGGAGCGTTCACAGAAACAAATATTCATGGAGTGACAGGTTATCGTTGCAGAACTTTGCAAGACTTCATGGAAGCAGCAGAAAACGTTAAAGATCTCGATAGATCTTTTATCAGACAACAAGCAATTGCCAAATACTCACTAGAGTCAATTCAAGTCAAATACCAAAGATACTTTGAAAGACTTTTAACTCTTTGGGACGATGGTTGGTACCAAACAAAAGAAAAGGTAAATAGATGAGCCTATCAAAGCGACTACGCGTAGCCGGTGAAAAACGCGCTACCAATCAATTTGTTGAGCCACTAATTCCAGGTAGACCTGCTTATGCAACTCCAGCTGGAGTGGACGTAAATGCGGAATCCGCCATTCGAATGTCAACAGTTTATGCGTGCGTTCGCTTATTAGGTGATACAATTTCATCGCTACCACTTAGCGCATACGTGCGACGTGGCCGCGCTCGCATCAATTATGCAGCAGCTTATGGATCAATGCCAACATGGATTAACCAACCAAATCCAGATACAACTAGATTAGAATTTTTTGAACAAGTCATTGCATCTCTTAATTTACATGGAAATGCTTTTATCATTACGGTCCGAGACGACATGGGAGATGTTACAGAACTTTATTGCATCAACCCTGAGTATGTAAGACTTCGCCGTCCAGAACCAAATGCAGATATTGAGTACATTGTAACGATTCCTTATAATCCACAAAATGGACTATACGATCCAATGCAGTCAAATCAACTTTCTGGCAAAACAATGGTTTTGACTAAGAACGAAATGCTTCACATTCCAATGTTTAGACTTCCTGGACAATTACTCGGTCTTGGTCCTATTGGAGCTGCTCGTGTAACTCTTGGATCTGCAATGGCCGCAGAGATCTATGCCGCTGCATATTTTGGAAATGCTGCAAATCCTGGTGGAATTATTGAAGCACCAGGCGAATTAACGCAAGAACAAGCTGCAGATATTGCTCGCGATTGGAACATTTCTCATTCTGGACCATATCGTGCTGGTAAACTTGGTATTCTTACAAGTGGAGCAACATTTAAGCCATTACAACTTAATGCAGCAGACGCACAACTAATCGAAGTACGACGCTTTGGTGTAGAAGAAATTGCACGTTTGTTCCGTGTTCCTGTATCCTTACTTGGACACCCTGTTGCTGGCGCAATGTCATTTGCATCTGTTGAAGCACAAAACTTATCATTTGTGCAACATTCTCTACGACCATTGCTAGAGCGGTTAGAACAATCTCTGTCTAAACTTCTGCCAGAGCCTGATGGTTTCATTAAGTTTAACCTTGACGCGCTTCTACGCGGTACCACGCTAGAACGTTACGAAGCATATACAAAAGGACTTCGTGAAGGATTTTTAAGTCTAAATGATGTCCGCTTTACAGAAGATCTTTCACCACTAGGTGAATCAGGAGATCAATACAGAGTTCCGCTACAAAACATAGACGCAGCAGATGCAAAAGATGTTGGTCTGAATATGCGTGCGGACATAGCCGCCAAACTTATCCAAGTCGGATTTGATCCGAAGGCCGTATCTGAAGCTGTTGGTCTTCCAGAAATGACACATACAGGTTTGCCTTCAAATCAACTACAACCAATTGCTACTGTAGATCCACAAGATCCAAAAGCAGCCTACGAGGTCGAATAATGCAAGTAATTGATGGAGAGGTTAACTCAAGGAGCAAAATGAAAAAAATAGAACGCCGCACGTACCATGTGCAAGAGGTACAAACACGAGCTGAAGGTGATAAACTTACTTTAGCAGGTTATGCAGCGAAATTTGATAGCGCTAGCGTACCACTTCCATTTATTGAGAAGATTGCTCCAGGAGCTTTTCGAAAGACGCTAACAGAAACTCCTGACGTAAGACTTCTAGTTAACCATGAAGGTCTCCCACTTGCACGGACCAAAAATGGTACACTACGTTTGTATGAAGATGAAGTAGGTCTTCGATTTGAGGCAGATCTTCCAGATACTCAGCAAGCAAAAGATCTTTATGCCTTGATTGAAAGAGGCGATGTAGATCAAATGAGTTTTGCTTTCAGAGTAATTCGCCAAAAGTGGAATCCAGATCGCACAGAACGAACACTCACAGAAGTTAGTTTGGCAGACGGTGACGTATCAGTCGTAACTTACCCAGCTTATCCTGCCACTTCAGTTGAAGCACGTGAGCTAATTAAAAATGCAATTCAGGCCATTAAAGAAGGCCGTGAAATTTCTGGCGAATCATTACTAGTTCTTAATAGTATTTTTGAAGATCTAAGTGAAGGCCACGAATATGTCATGAAAGCAGTTGAAGTCATGGCAGAACTTCTTGGAATGCAGGAAGTTGAAGAAGAAGGTCCTATGGAAGAGCAAACAATGGACGAGGATGTTGTCGAGATCATGGATGAAGAACTTCCAGTTGCATCTCGTACAATTTCACTTCGCCTCGCAAAAGCAATAGCTTCCACAGTTAAATAATATTCTGCTACAAAATAGCAGATACGAAGTCGGAGCGATTCTCACACCCGCAAGCGCCGTGAGCATCATCGCCACCACCTCGATTCCAACAATCATAAGGAGCAATACTCTATGTCATATCTTGACAAAGTAGTCGAGCGCCGTGATGCAGTTAAGGCAGAAATGGACGCAGTTCTCGATGCAGTAGCAAAAGAGGACCGTACAGATCTAACAGCTGAGGAAACCGAGAAGGTTGATGCCCTCGTTGCTGAATCACGTTCACTCGATGAGAAAATCGAAAAGCTAAAGGCGCAAGCTGAAGCTGATGTAAAAGCTGCAGAAGCTCGTAAGGTAGTTGCAGAAGTTGTAACTCCATCAACAGCAACTGTAAAGATCATTAGCGAAGAGCGCACATACCGTCCAGACGCAGGTCACTCCTTCGTTAAGGACGCATTTAATGCACAGGTCCTAAATGACTTTGCTGCTAACGAGCGTCTAGCACGCCACATGAAGGAAGAGTCAATTGAGCGTCGCGATGTTGACACAGGTAACTTCACAGGTCTTGTTGTTCCACAGTACTTGGTAGATCTCGCTGCACCATATGCACGCGCAGGCCGTCCAACTGCTGATTTTGCAACAAACAAGATGACACTTCCAAATGCTGGTATGACACTTAATATCAGCCGCATGACAACAGGTACTTCAACTGCTGTTCAGGAAACACAGAACACTTCTGTTTCTGAGACAGATGCAGATGACACACTGTTGACTGTTCCAGTTCGCACAATCGCTGGTCAGCAAGATCTATCTCGTCAGGTTATCGAACGCGGTACCGGCGTAGATGCATTTGTTCTTGCAGACTTGATCCGTTCATGGCACACCACTCTTGATGCACAGGTTCTTAACGGAACTGGCTCAAATGGTCAAATGAAGGGTATCCGTGCTTCTGGCGGAAATGCAATCACATTCACAGCAACAACTCCAACAGTTGCATTGCTTTATCCAAAGCTCGCTGATGCACTTCAGCAAGTTCAGAGCAATGTCTTTACAACACCAACTCACTGGATCATGCACCCACGTCGTCTAGCATTCTTGCTAGCTGCGACTGATACTGCAGGTCGTCCAGTAGTTGTACCAACTGCAAACGGTCAAATGAATGCAATTGGTGTTGGCGCAGGCGTTGCACAGTACGCAAACAGCGGATACCAACTACTTGGTCTTCCAATCATCACAGATGCAAACGTAGCAACAAACTACGGCGCAGCAACAAACCAGGATGAAATTTACTTGGTTGATGCACGCGAAATGCACCTTTGGGAGCAACCAGGTACACCATTCTCACTACGTTTCGATGCAACTGCTCCTGGCAGCTTGACAATCAAGACTGTAGTTTACGGATATGGTGCGTTTACCGCAGAGCGTTATCCTGCAGCAGCTTCCATTATTTCTGGAACTGGTCTAGCAGCACCAACATTCTAAGCGTAGCTTAGAAACAAATGTGTAGGGCGGGTGGAATGCCCCCGATCTATCCGCTCTACACTTCTAAGGGGGAAGTATGAAATCAGGGCATAAAGTTTCAATTGGTGCATGTGATCCAGGCACAGTTAATGCTGCTTGGGCATATAACATGATTCAATTGGCGCAAGTTAGAGATGACAAACTAGGTCCATTTGTAAGAATAAAAGGATCAGGTTTACTTTCTAAATTACGCAATAGAGTAGTACAAGCCTTTTTAGATAACACAAAATCTGATTGGCTTTTAATGATAGACACAGATGAACAGTTAAGTGTTCAAACATTTGATAAACTTATACAAGCAGCACACGATAAAGATCGTCCGGTTGTTTCAGGTTTAGTATTTGCTGCATTTGACGCTCATCAGAATTTATATCCAAAACCAGTTCCTGCCATATTTGCTGAATCAGAAGCAGGTTTTTTACCACTTTATAAATATGACAAAGATTCATTATTTGAGATAGAAGCATGCGGTACTGGTTGCATTTTGATACATAGAAGTGTATTAGAAAAGATGCGAGAAGTTGCAGATCCAAACCAAGGAGACAAATGGTGCTGGTTCTGGGACGGTCCAATCAATGGTGAGTGGATTAGTGAAGATCTTTTATTTTCTAGACGTATTAGACAACTAGGTTTTCCAATTTATGTTCACACTGGCGCTATATTGCCACATCAGAAAAATTATTGGTTAAGCGAGGAACACCATGTGGACTATCAAAAGAACCAAAAATAAAAGACAAACAGCAGTTATAATGCCAAAATTAGAACGAGCTGTTATTGAGAAACCCGAGAAAAGGATAGAACGTGGCACTAACGAATGCGTATTGCACGTTGTCGGATGTCAAGAATGCACTTGCAATCGATGACATTAACGATGATCTAGCCATTGAAGTAGCAATCATGACCGCTAGTCGAATGATTGATGATTACTGTGGTCGTTTTTTTTACAAAGATGGAACTGCATTAGCTCCTGTCTCTCGGTATTTTACGCCTAAAGATTGGTGGACTTGTGATATCGATGATATTGTTACAATCACAGAAGTTGCCACAGATGACAATTTTGATCAGGCTTGGGAAACAGTTTGGACTACTTCAGATTACATGGTTGAACCAATCAACAATCCACGTAGAGGTTGGCCTTATACTCGTTTGATTGCAATAGGCGCGTACATTTTTCCTGCACAATTACCGCAAACATTAAGAGTAAAAGGTATTTGGGGTTGGTCAAGCATTCCATATGAAATTCAAACCGCTTGTAAACTACAAGCATCTCGATTATTTGTAAGAAAACAATCTCCGTTTGGAGTTGCTGGTTCTATAGATATGGGAACTGTAAGATTAACATCTAGACTAGATCCAGATGTTGAAGCCTTGATTCGTCCACTACGCAAGATGAATGGTTTGGCCTACTAATGATTCCTAGTGAAGTCAGAGATGGTCTAAAAAAGAATTTACAAGAAATCGACGGATTAAGAGTATATGATCTTGTACCAGATAATCCTCAACCACCATCTGCCATAATTGGTCAGTTGGATCTTACTTTTGATCTAAACAATGCCAGAGGTTTGGATCAAGCCAATATTGACGTACTAGTGATAGTCCAGAGATTCTCTGAACGAACCGGTCAAGACAAATTGGACAAATATCTATCAGGATCTGGTAACTATTCAATAAAAGCTGCAATTGAAGCAGATAGAACACTAGACGGAGCGGTAGATACCCTTAGAGTTACTTCTGCACAATCTGGTGTTTATCAAGCTGCAGATATTGAATATTTGTCCTATCGCTATCAAGTTACGGTCTGGGGATAAGGAGAACCATGACATATACAATCACATCCGATATTTTAGTTATCGGAAAAAAGAGAAAAGGTGAAGTAATCACCGAAAAAGAATTGCTTGATGCTAATTGCAACATCGATGCGTTAATCGAAGCAAAGCATGTGGTAGCAAGCAATGTCCAAGCCAAATCTGAAGTAGAAAAAGGAGCCGACGAATAATGGCCCGTTTAGTACTAACTAACGCATATATCACAATCAATGGTGTGAATCTTTCAGATCACATTGCATCTGTGACTCTTACAACAAACCGAGATGTTGTAGAAACTACAGCATTTAGTTCAACCCCAGCTCGTACCCGCATTGCAGGTCTTGCTGATAACTCAGTAACTCTTGAATTCCATCAAGATTACGCAACTTCAAGTGTAGAAGCAACAATTTACCCATTAGTAGGCGCTGCTCCAACTGCAGTCGTTGTTAAGCCAAATGGAGCTACAACTGCGGTTGACAATCCATCATATGCTTTCAACGCATTAGTATCTGAGTGGACACCGTTGAATGGTGCTGTTGGTGAATTGGCTACTGCTTCTGTAACTTGGTCAATCGACGGCGCAATCACGAAGACAACGGCATAACATGGCACGTATCGTTCTTACTAATTGTCAAGTAGTTTTTGGAACAACAGACATTAGCTCATATGTAACGTCTGTAACCTTAAACTCAACATACGAAGTAGTTGAAACAACTGCTTTTGGCAACACAGCAAGGACGCGAGTTGCAGGTTTGGCGGATAATAACATTTCTCTTGAGTTTAACCAAGATTATGCAGCAGGAGCTCTAGAGGCAACAATTTATCCAACACTTGGAACCGCTGTCTCAATGACTGTAAGACCAATAAATGGATCATCTCCAACTTACACATTTTCTGCACTAGTGTCTGAGTGGACACCATTAAATGGAGCCGTTGGTGAACTAGCAACTGCAAGCGTAACTTGGCCAATATCTGGTACAATAAGCAAGTCATAACTAACACTAAGGGGGAACGTCAATGGACGGTCTAGCGATTAAAGTAAAAACAACTGATGGCCTTGAAGCAAGTTACAAACTAACTCCAAGAGTCATCGTTGCATTTGAACAACAGTTTGGAAAAGGTCTACCTAAACTGATTGGTGAAGAACAAAAGATCGAACACATTTATTGGCTAGCATGGAAAAGTATGCAAGTAAATAATGTTGTTGTAAAACCATTTGGTCCTGAATTTCTAGATACTTTGGTATCAGCAGAACTGGACTCAGATGCAAATTTCGGATCCACCGAGATAGTTTAACTTATACTATTGCATCTATCTCGGTGGAAACCGGAATACCGACACAAGATCTTTTAGATTCACCTCCTGGTATTCTGGAAGCCATGCTCGCTTATCTTAAAGAAAAACACAAAGGTGGATAATGGCAGAAGAAGCAGTAGTAGTATTAACGGGAATTGAAGAAACAGTAGCTTCTCTTAAAAAATTTGACGAAAAAGCTGTTCGTCAATTTAATAAACTTGTTAATACCGAATTAGGTAAAGCTGAGTCTGCTGCACATCAACTAGTAGATAATATTAGAAGTAGTACTACAATGACTCCGATGCGTAATTGGAGACCAATTGCTGCAACTAATGGACGTACTTGGGGTGGAAAAGGTTGGCCAGCATGGAACGCATCAGAAGTTAAAGCTGGAATTACTAAAACCCGTTCACAACGGAGGGTTAGAGGCGATTATACAACTTCTGCTGGTGCGTTGTTGAATAAATCAGATGCAGGACGTGTATTTGAATTGTCAGGCAGAAATAAAAAAACAGGTACATTTATTGAACGTTTGAATTGGTTTGGTAAAGCATCTCGTCTTGTTTGGAAAGTTGTAGATAAAGAACGTCCAAGAATTCAGAAAGAAGTATCCAAAGCATTAGAAGATCTTAAGCGTCAATTACAAGATCAACTTGATAAGGCAGGAAAGGCGTAATTATGGCAATTGGTGCAGTAGTCGCGCGAATCCTGACTCAGTACTCAGACAAAGGTACTAAAGCTGCGATAAAAGATATTAGCAAAATGGAAAAGCAATTTAAGAACTTTTCCAATAAAGCAATCAAAGCTTTTGGATTAGCAGCTGCAGCCGCTGGAGCATTTGCTATTAAAGTTGGCAAAGATGCCGTAAAAGGCGCAATGGAAGATCAAAAGCAACAAGTTGCTCTTGCGACTGCTTTAAGAAATACGACAGGTGCGACAGATGAGGCAATAGCTGCAACTCAAAGATACCTAGATAAACTTGAGTTAATGGTTGGTGTGGATAATAATGAACTCATACCATCATTGCAAATTTTAACACAAGCAACTAAAGATGTAACTGATGCTCAAAACTTACAAAGACTTGCATTAGATATTTCAGCAGGTTCTGGAAAAGATCTTACAAG